AAGCTCTCGGCATCCCGATTGACACAATGCCGATGCTCGAGGAGAAGACGGGGCCGATCAACATTGTCGAGATGAGAGCGATCAAGGAACGTGAAACCGCATATCTGAAACGCTTAGAACGAGGAGTCGCAGAGGGTCAGCTTTTGCCAATCGAGAAAGTTCTCTCGAAGATGACTCCGCTTTTCACCGGAACGAAGGTCAGGATCTTAGCACTTCCTGCGAAGCTGGCTCCGGTATTAACAACCGAATCGAATGCAGCAGTCATCAAAGCAATTCTGGAAGGAGAGCTCAGAGTTATTCTCGCAGAGCTCGCTTCAGGTATCGAGAGAGAATTGGGTCTTGAAGCTGGCAGAATGTCTCAAGCCTCCTCCGCTGATGACGATCAGCGAGTGGGCCGAAGCAGAAAGAGTCCTAAGTCCGGAAGCAAGCGCAGAACCAGGAAAGTGGCAGAACAATAGAAACCCTGCTCTGGTCGGGATCATGGATGCCGTCTCTGATCCTGAGATTTCCGAGGTCGTGGTCATGTCAGGATCGCAGCTCGGGAAGACGGAGCTTTTGCTTAACATCGTTGGATACCATATCGCACATGATCCTTCTCCGATCCTTGTCGTTCAGCCGACCCTCGAGATGGGGCAGGCATGGTCGAAGGACCGTCTCTCGAATATGCTCCGAGACACTCCATCACTCAGGGACAAGGTTGCAGACCCTCGGTCGAGAGATTCTGGGAATACGACGATGCACAAGATTTTCCCAGGAGGTCACATCACGATCGTCGGATCGAACTCTCCTGCATCGATGGCATCAAGACCGATCCGGATCGTTCTCGTGGATGAGCTCGATCGATGCGCTTTGTCGGCTGGTGCAGAAGGTGACCCTGTCGCACTGGCCCGTCGTCGAAGTGCAACATTCTGGAACAGAAAAATCGTTCAGGTCTCGTCTCCGACTCTCAAGAATTTTTCCAGAATCGAGGATGCATATAAGCGAAGCACTCGGAAGACTTTCTGGATTCCTTGTCACTCATGCGGAGAGATGCAGACCCTCGAATGGTCGCAAGTTCGCTGGCCTGAAAACGAACCTGAAAACGCTCAGTACCACTGCAAGGAATGTGATCAACCGTGGACTGATGCTGACCGAATCAAAGCTCTTTCTTCTGGGGAATGGAGAGGAGAGCAGGAAGTCCCAGGAGTTGAAGGGTTTCAGATCTCCGGACTTTACAGTCCCTGGAGCATGATCGGTGAAGCAGCTCGAGAGTTTGTCATCGCAAAGCAGTCTCCGCTCACGCTTCAGGGATTTGTGAACACTTATCTCTGCCAAACATGGGAAGACGCAGGAGCACAAGAAGAGATCCCTTATGAATATCTTTTCGCAAGGAGGGAAGGAAACTTCTCGGATCATGAGCTCGTCGCTCCCGAGGGGATCGGAGTCATCACGGCAGGAGTCGACGTTCAGGATGACCGACTCGAGATCGAGTTTGTGGGCTGGGGTCAAGGACAGAATGCTCCGGAATCGTGGTCGCTCCACTATGGGGTCTTGTATGGCGACCCGTCGGGGAATCAACTTTGGGATGAGCTCGACAGTCTGCTTTTGCGGAGCTGGACCCTCCCGAATGGAAGGAACATCGGAGTCTCTGCGACTTGTATTGATTCAGGTGGGCATTTCACTCAAGCAGTTTATGCATTCGTTAAGCGGACGACTGGTCGGAAAATTTATGCGATCAAGGACCGAGGAGAAGAAGGAAGACCAGCAATCCCGAACCGACCGTCGAGGAATAACATCGGGAAGATTCCTCTCTACGTTCTCGGATCATTTGCGCTCAAGGAACAAGTCTTGGCGCAGCTTAGAATAGAAGAACCAGGACCAGGATTTTGTCACTTTCCGGACACCAGACCGAAGGAGTTTTTCTTGGGACTGTTAGCAGAAAAGATCGTGACCAAGTACGGCAAGGGATACGCAAAACGATCATGGCAAAAGACGAACCGACAAAGAAACGAACCTCTGGTCTGCCGAGTCTATTCCTTGGCGGCATTGATGATTTTAAATATCCGGAATATGGACAAGTTAGCAATCCGGATGAACTCCGAGGAAGGTCTCGATCAGCATGACGAGAAACCCAAAAGAAGGATGGTGAGACCTCGACGAAACTTTGCAACCTCTTGGAGATAAATGGCCAATCTTTTCGACAGTTCAAACTTTCCTCCGGTCGAGCCCGAGATCTTGGTGATCGGTGATTTCTGGAGATGGAAACGAGATGATCTCAAAACTGATTATCCTGTTGCATCATACGCTCTCAGCTACAACGCCAGACTCCAAGGAACGGGCTCAACGACGTTTTCCATCACGGCATCCGAAAGCTCAGACACTTATTCGGTCGAGGTCGGATCATCAACGACTGGAAGCTACACGGCAGGGACTTATGAATGGTCAGCATTCATCACCCGAAGCTCGGACTCGGAACGGATTCAGATCGATTCTGGAATCTGGACCATCGAGGAGAACCGTGCATCCAGTTCAGCAGACCCTCGATCCCATGCGAAGAAGATGCTCGATAAGCTTGAAGCAACTCTCGAGGATCTGGCAACCCGACTGACCTCAAGCTATTCGATTGCAGACCGCTCGAACACTCTCCGAAGGATGGAAGAGGTCTCCCAGATGAGGGACAAGTATCTGGGAATCTATCGCAGAGAGATCCGCAAACAAAGAGCTCTGAACGGTCAGCCTAATGGTCAGCATCAATTGACGAGATTCTCTCCGGTCAAGAGCTCGTTCACTCTCTCAATCTCCGACGTGACTTGATATGCCTTGGTACAACCCATTGAGCTGGAATAAATCGGAGACGGAAACTGCTCCGAAGACGAGACTTCCTCGGAGGAACTATCAATCTGCTCAAGCAGGAAGACTCCTCGCAGACTTTCACGGAGGAACAACCTCGGCAGATCGGGAGATCAGAACTGCTCTGAAGACTCTTCGGAATCGATCCCGTCAGCTCTGTCGAAACAATCCGTATGCTGCACGAGCTCTCCAGATTTACCGGACTCAGGTATGCGGAGAGAAAGGTCTCTCCCTTCAGGTCCGTGCTCGAAACGTCCCGACCGGAAACGAGAACCAAGGAACACTCGATCAAGTCGGGAATGCAGCGATCGAATCCGAATGGAAAGACTGGACGAGACGAGGGATCTGCGAAGTCACCGGAAAGCATTCCTGGATCGATTGCCAGAAGCTTGTCGTCGATTCTCTGATCAGAGACGGAGAAATTCTCATTCACTTCATCCGTTCAAAGGGAGCAAATAAGTTTGGTTTTCAGCTTCAGTTCCTCGAAGCAGATTTCCTCGACGAAGAATATAACAAAGATCTTCCAAACGGATCTCGGATCGTTATGGGAGTCGAGATCTCAAAGGAGGGTCGACCTCTGGCTTATCACATTTATCCAGGGTCGAAGCATCCTTACGATGAGGGCCAATATGGGCAAGCGGTCAGGACTCGGATTCCTGCCGACGACATCCTTCATCTTTATCATCCCGAAAGGGCTCAACAAACCCGAGGAGTGCCAGTCTTCTCGAACGTCGCAGCAAGGATGCACATGCTCGATGCATACGAGGAGAGCGAAGTTGTCGCTTCCAGACTGGCAGCCTCGAAGTCTCTCTTTCTGGAATCGGCAGACGGAGAGGGAATGGACGGAGATGCTTACGAGGACGAGTTTGCTCCGATGCTTGACACGGAACCAGGCTCGATCACGACCCTTCCTCCAGGAGTGAAGCTCGCTCCGTGGAATCCTGATCATCCGAATTCTGCTTTTGCGGACTTCCACAAGAATGTTCTCAGGTCGATTGCATCGGGTCTCGGGGTTTCATACGTCTCTCTCTCAAACAATCTGGAAGGAGTCTCCTATTCCTCCATCCGTCAGGGAACGATCGAGGAAAGAGACAATATGAAGATGCAGCAAAGATTCTTGATCGAGCACTTCGCAGAACCAGTCTTCCGAGAATGGCTGAGAGTCGCAGTCCTGAATCGAGCGATTCCTCTCCTCCAGAATGTCAGCGATCCAATGACAAGAATCGAGAAGTTCACCAGAGGTGCGCATTTCACGGGACGGGGTTTCGAGTGGGTCGATCCTCAGAAGGAAGTGAACGCTGCCGTCCAAGCTCTTAACAATGGTTTTCTCAGCTATACGGATATTCAGCAAAGATACGGAAGAGACCCTGAAGAGGTCTTCGCTCAACTCCAGGCAGACAAACTCATGGCAGAAAGATTCGGGATCAAGCTTGCTCTCGAACCGCTCGGAGCAAAATCTCCAGCATTTCCAGAAATAGACTGAAGATGAAGTATCGAAACACTCTGGCTGAATATCTATTTTCCAATCGGGTATCACTGTCGATGGGGAAATCTCTTCGACTGCTTCATGACGTGGGTTCTTTATTTTGTGGTATTCGTCGGGTTTCCGTCTCTTTGTTTCCTTTTGTGGAAGTTTGTCGGACTTCTAAAAGGATATGAGTCGATCATGCTGGTCAGAGTCACTGAATATAAGGGGCAGGAAATTGATCTTCAGCCGACCGTCGCAATGCAGAAGAACGCTCAGAAAGGACTCGAATGGAGAAAAGAGTTTGGCAGAGGAGGGACTTTGATCGGGGTCGCAAGAGCAAACCAGATCGTCAGACGAGACGAACTTTCTCCGTCGGTTGTCAGAAGAATGAAGTCTTATTTCGACCGTCATGCCGTCGATCTCGATGCTCCAAAGAATAATGATCCGGATGCAGACGGCTATCCTGGAGCTGGATTGATTGCGTGGCTTTTGTGGGGAGGTGACGAAAGTCAAAGGTGGTCTGCTCGGAAGGTCGCTCAGATGAATGCGATCGACGAACGTCAGGAAAAAAGAGCAGAACCCGACGAGCTTGAGATCGGTGATTTTGTCAACTGGAACACTGAAAAAGGAAAGTATCTCGGCAGAGTCGTTTCAATCCGTTTTGAGGGATCAACTATGGTCGGAGACGAGGAGGTCGAAGCATCTCCTGACGATCCGGTCGCAAGGATCAGAGTCTTCGCAAGGGTCGAAGAGGATCTGGTCGAGACGGATCGTTATGTCGCTTTTCCTTTTTCCAGACTGACGAAAGCTCCAGCTCCGGAAGATTATCGGCAGGAAAGACAACTCTCCGAGGAGATTGAAACTGCTCTGGAAAAGAAACGGGAAGAGCATAACGACGAAGTCGGAAGTGATCGCAGGAAGCGAACGAATATCGCAGCACTCCGGAAGGTCTTCGAGAGAGGAATCGGAGCTTACAAAACCAATCCAAGCTCAGTCCGTCCGACTGTCGGGAACGCTGAACAATGGGCTTATGCAAGAGTGAACTCGTTTCTCTATGCCTTAAAGAATTTGAAATTCAGGAGAGGTCAGCACGACACCGATCTTCTCCCTGCTGCTCATCCATTATCAACAAAAGGAGATTGATGGAAACCAAAGAAGGAACACTTTTGGAGCATGACGTTCGTCATGTCATCGGAATCGAAGAGACTTCCGACTCTTTTGTCGTCGAATTCGCTAAATCGGCAGAGGTAGGAAACTCCGATCCGGAGATGACCGAAGAGTCGGGACACTATAACGACGAGGAAGAAAGGGAGATTCCAGCAGAGATCTTTCAGAGATCTGCTCGGATGGAGATGGAAGAGACCGAGGATGACCGAACCGTCAGACTCGCTTTCTCATCAGAGCAACCCGTTCTCCGAGAATATGGTTACGAAATACTTGATCATCAGAGATCTTCAATCGATCTCAATTTTATCAACTCAGGGAGAGCTCCGCTTCTCCTAGATCATGATGCTCGGCAGCAGATCGGACGGGTCGTCTCGGTATCAGTCGACGAAGGAGGACGGAAGTCCCGTGCTCTGGTTCAGTTCTCGAAAAACTCTGAACTCGCTCGATCGATATTTGACGACGTGAAAGATGGCATTCGAGCAAATATCTCCGTCGG